TTATGGAGCGAGCAACGGGAATCAATGACATATATATAACGGTTAATGCCAAGTGGTAATATCATCTATTTTTAGCGATTTATGACTGTCTGTGTTTATGATTTTTTATGTATTTATAATAGAAAGGTGCCAAACTGGGTGCCACAGAAAAACAGCCTACCCTCGCAATGAGAGTAGGCTTTTTTGCTGAAATCTATTTTAGAAAATCATCATGTTTCAATCTTGTCTGATACGTATCTTTAATTAAGCGTGTAGCTTCAGTAAGTACACCATTCTTCAAATGATTATCCTCAACATATTGTTCATATGCGTCACATTTAGAAACAATAAAACGAAATTGCTCTTTTGAATGCACGATTCCACGGCTGCATTCATTAGCAAAAACCAAGATAGTATTACGAATGTCATCTGCACGTTGCACTGTGTATTTTTCGATATGACTATCTAGCTTTGACTCAATTCCGTCAATTTTAGCACTTAAATCTTGATTAATCTGCTTTCCAAGCCAACCGAGAATTTTAGTCCACGGATTCCATTTTACTGGTGCAATTTGTATTGCAGAAAGGATTATAAGGGTAACGGATAGTGCTAATCCTCCGATACCCTGTATCTGCAACAATTCAAAAATCTCCTTTGCTGTCATATCATTTTACTCGAATAGTATCACCTACATAGATCTTGTTAGGGTCACTAATACCATTGATGTAGGCAAGATACTGATACGATGTTCCATAACGTTCTGCAATTCCGCTTAAAGTGTCACCTGGTTGCACTGTATAGTATTCATCATCAGATAATTGTGCCGACACTACGCCATCAATCACAATGCGATCTCCTACATGAATAATGTCCGGATTAGAGATGCCATTAATGGATGCTAGATGCTGATATGTAGTGCCGAATCTCTGTGCAATTTCTGATAACGTGTCGCCTGTCTGTACGATGTATGTCGTACCGCTAGACTGTACAGTTGGTCGCTCGTATGTTTGTACTTGTGGTTGTGGCGTTGGAATAGGTTGTCCTGTAGCGCCAGCATATGCTCTCCACGCATTTTCATCACCATAGAATAAGGATAAGTCTAAGTTTCCACTCCATCCGTAGATTCTACCTGTTGATGTGTACTGGTGCATGATGTGGTTTACCGTGATAGTATTCCACGGACTATCTACCCATCCCATAGGATTATTGTCTGCATACTGTGCAATCCATAATCCGTTATCAGTTAGATTTGCAACTTGATCCACTGCGCTATTTTGTACGTACACTACTGGATTGATTCCTGTGCGTGCGTACACTCTGTCACAGAATTCTTTACACCAATAAGAATTACCCCATTGTGCATTCTCGCCAGATTCCCAGTCAAGCACAAGCATTGCTTCTCCAATATAACCTTGAATATTATCTAAAAAGAAATCTGCTTCTGCAGTTGCGTTTCCACCTGATGCATAGTGATATACTCCAAGCAACTTGCCTGCCGATTTTGCAGCTTGATATAAACTGTCGCAAATAGGATTGATATATCCCGTGCCTTGCGTAGCCTTAACAATTACTGCATCACAATCAAGAGTTGTGTTATCAATACCTTCTTGCCATGAAGCTTCATCTACTACTCTTAACATTACTTACGCCTCCTTCTTTGGACCATTTAATCTAGTGAATAGGTCATTTACAAAATTAGCTCCACGTGCCGTGATAATACCAGTTAGCACAGAACCTAAGAAAGGAACTGCTAACGGCATGCCAACCAGTGGAAATAAATCAGCCCCTGTTGCCAAGCAGATAAGAATAGATACTCCTAATGAGCCTACTACACTTGTATCTACTTTATTTGCAGAATAAACACGCTTAACATTTTCCCAAATTGCTTCGACTAATACTGCGATAATAACTAACTGTGATAATGCATTCATTTTTCTTTTTCCTCTTTTTTCTATCTAAAAAGGCGACTTTATAGCCGCCTAAATAGCAAATATTTATTTTTTGTAATCCCAGGCAGAGCCAAATCCTGGCTCATTGCCCTTGTTATTGTCAATCTTGGATATGAAAACGATACCTCTAGCGATAACTAAATCACCCTTGTTATAGGTTTTCTTTTCATCCCACGGCGTAGCTTTCTTTTCCTTTGTCATATCTTCATATAGCAAAGGTGTCTTATCAGGAGTTTGGCCATCTTTTGATGTATGGTCAGAGACAACTGAATAAGGCACTCCATTGAATCCGATACGCTGGTTCTTTTTATAGTTTGAATTTGGAATCCAATCATCTAAGAATGCAATATACTTTTTGACTGTTTCAACATCCGCAGTCTGTAGAACATCATTCACTAAAGGACGTACTTCCTTGAAATGGTTTGCTTCAATGTCTTTTTCTGGAACATCCGTCAAGATGAACGATAGCGTGTATCCTGTACCAGACTTAGAAAAAGTAAGCGGCTCCGTATACATTTTTGTAGTAGGTCCATCGTCGAATGAAACATCATGGATCACACCCACCTCGAACGAGTCAATTAGAATTTTTAAGTTCTCAAAAACTGCACGTTGAAAAGTAACAATGCTTTTATTATTACTAGGAACTTCTGTAAATTTTTTCCCGTCAATAATCATATTAAAGTCTCCTATCTATTATTTTTATAAAATAGCACATCTATATCTGCTTCTATCGGAACTCCTGCTTTGCCGGTAAGGTTGTAAACAGTGCAGTAAATGCTAAACTGCTCGGGCGAATTAGACGCAAAGTTGTTTATAACTATACCCGCTCTAGTATCCGTGCATGCTGATAATACGCCTAGCGGTTGATAACCTGTAGGAGTAGAACCTTTAATTATTAAGTATTCTTTGTCATTTACAGCTGCTTTTAACGTACTTTTATTAGATGACCCGCTAAATCTTCTGACAATCAACGTATCGTTTCCGCCGATAATCAATCCTTTTTTAGCATTAATCTTTTGTTCGAAATCGAACGAGCCTTTTGCTTTAACATTTTGGCCGTCGATTTCAAAGGCATCCGTCACCTTAGAAACTGCATTCTTCGCCGCCTCAACATTCCTTTGAAGTCCTTCTAGTTTTGGCGCAATTTCAGAAATTTTTTTCTGCAGTTCTTGTATTGCAGCTCCAGAAGAAGCATCTTCTTTTAAAGCGTTGATTTGGTTCTGTAGATTGCCGGCTGCATCCGTACCTAATTGCCCTTTGATTTCGTCAAACCATGCATTAAACGCTTTGATGTATTCCCTCTGCAATACACTTTGGTCAAAATCATAATTAACTAATGCATGTACAAATTTTCTTGAATCACTTACAGTGATTTTTGATAAATTACTCGGATTTACTGGAACTTTTACCAGTCCTAGCAATAGATATGTTTTATCGAGTGTTGGTGGAACTGGTGAACTTGCTAATGTTCCGTCAATACAAACCGGAACAACTTCTCTATTTGTTTCATCAAAGTGTAGTGCAACTGCAGTAATTCTAGATAAAGTTCCATGTGCCCGTGTTAAAGGCAAAGTAATAACGGAATCCGCAGTAAACCATCGATTATTTAAAAATGCCCTACCAGGTCTGATTTGAACCTGCATCGATGCTTGTTCAACACTAACCTGTAGAGCATCTGCAGATGACTGTACTACGCCATCACTCACTAAACCTCCGAGATAATTTGAAATATCATTGGCATCATACGTTCTATCATATGAGCCGTCCGTGTTTTGTTTTGCATTAAAAAAGCCTGATCTATATGCCATTGTCTACCACCTCCATTGTTGGCAAATATGTACGCCCATCTACCGAATCAGAAAGCGTTGTTGATGAAACCAAAACTTGCACATCATTTCCATCAAAAGATTTAACGTGAGCAATATCGCCTATGGAATAATACTTATCAAATTGATTATCTAATCCAGAGTCAACCTCTACATCGTATTGTCTTTTAATATCCTTTAATCCACGCATAGCATATGTTTTTAGCATGTTCTTATATTGTTGCTCGCTTAGCTTATTACCTGCTATTTCAGAGCTATAACTTGACCCATCGATATATGTTTCAAACCTATCCCAACCAGTTTTATCCCCAACACTCTGGGTGACTCTTGGAGCATTTTCTCTATCTTCTCCACGGATTAATGCTACATTTGAATACTTCGAAATATCATCATAGTAGTCATTTGAAATCATGTTGCCACGCTCAAAAGAAAAGAACACATTCGTGTTCCTAGATTCTTTAATCTCAAGTAGATAGTTCCCATTAACAAAAGATAAGCTATATCCCAAATTGAATTCTTTCAAAGAATCTTCTAGCCAATCTAAAACGCTAGTACTTTTGATTGTTCCATCGGTTTTATACTTTTCTAAAAATGCATGCTTAGATTTATCAAATACAATTGGTAATCCTCTCATATTTTGAGAGATAACCAAATCAATCGCTTGTAGTAAGTTTAGATTTTCTTTTCTGATTTCATTCCAAATGATTCTTCTAGATAATAGCGACTTTGCACATCTGCCACTTGCAATAAGAATCAATCCTTTATCTAAAGACACTTTAGTTTGGACCTTCTCAATAATCATGCGATGCGATAGATCTTTATCTAAATATATTTGCTTACCGACCTTTAAAATTTCAAAGGTTGTTTTTAATAAAGGAACTTCTAAAGAAAAGTCACCAGTGGATTTAAATGATTCCGTCCAAATCAAACTAGAGTAATTATCAATAACACCTAACAGTTTTAAGCCGTTATTTTCTGTAATGCTAATGATCATATTAAACCCCGTTATATAGTGTTTCGTTTTCAACAATTACCTGCATGTATTTCACTCCTGATTCAGCGTTGACATAGATCAAATTATCCCCAGATAACAACGTGATCCAATCGCTTGTTCTATCCAAACTATCAATCATATTTGTTTTATCTAAGGCTACATCGTCTATATATAAAATACTCTTTTCACCGACAGACGTTTTAATTAAGAGTTCATCATTACTGTTGATTGTCGCTTTAATATGCATTCTTTTATCCGTAGTCTGATTGTAGATAACTGGATTTACTACATCTCCACCAATTGCTTTTATGCGGATAGTGCATCCAACATCTTCAGTTCCTCTATTTAACACGGATTGGTGGTCTGTACTCGACAAGCTGCCAAACGGAACTGGCACAGTAATACTAAATGGAAAATGGAATCCATAACTTACCGTATTATACGATGTGATAGATTTTGTATTTTCTATAAAATATGGAGAAAAACAACGTATTGAAATAACAATCAGGTCATCTCTATAGAACTGTTGATCGCTTACGCCTTCTACAAATCCATCAATATACGCTTTCAAACTAGGACTGTAGTAATATACCCTTACTTTCTTTTTAGACATAAAGAAAGAGTGCAGAGCATGTCTATTTTCATCAACAGGCTCTAGCACTTTAATACGTAGCATTAGTGTTCTTATTGATAATCTAGCGCTTGTCATTCTTTCGCCATCATAGTTAGCACCTTTAGATGAACTATATTCAGCACTAACAGGATTTAATCCATCAACTGGATCACATAGAATGAACCGATTATCATTCCTGAAGTCTAGTGTCTTTCCATTAGATTCAATAATTAAATATTTATATCCCATATTAGATTGTCTCCAGTAATGCTCTCTTAAGTTGTCTATACGTTTCTAAAGGGCTCAGTTCTTTAGGACTATAGTTATTTTGATTAATAGTAATTGAACGTTTTGAGCTTGAGTTATCTCCATCCGTCAACAAATTCTTCAGATAGTTTTCAGACATAATTACTTCTCTTGCAGTTTCACCACCACCTAATAGTTTATTGCCACTAGCGCCAAAAATGGTTGCTCCATCTAAAATACGCGGATTCTTTGTGGCTCTGTCAAACCAATCAACACTAAGATGAGGGACCTTTGGTGGCACTAGAGAAAATTCTCCTGAAATATTAAAGTGTGGCAAATCGATATGTGGAAGGCTCCAATTAAAATTAAAGATTCCCTTCAGCCAATCAACAATCGGAGAAACAAATGATTTGATTCCATCAAAGACATTTGTAAAAGTATCTTGAATTGTTGTAAGCGGCCCTTTCACTGCATCGATTAGCCATTCTGCCGCATCACCAATTGCTGTGAACACTGGTTTTAAAATACCATTCCAAAAATCTGAAATGGCGCTAAAAACTGCTGATACGACAGTCACAATTCCATTAAATACTGTGCTAAAAACTGGCATTAACACATTACTAAGAAATGTTCCGATTGCTGTAAAGGCAGGCAAAAGAATATTTTGCCATGAACCAACAATTAAACTAAAGACTGCTTGAACGACTTCCCCAATAGCCATAAAAATAACCTGAATAATTGGCCACAATATATTTTGTGCAAAATCACCTATTGCTTGTAGCGTCGGCTGTAATGTGCTAGTCCAAAAGCCAGCAATAGCATCTATGACACCGCCAACTACTTCTTGAATGTTCTTCCATGCTTCATTAACGAAGTTTCTAAAATCCTCGTTATTCTGATAAAGCAGAACTAATCCTGCAATAATTGCACCAATTGCTAATAAGATTGGATGTCCTAGCAACATTGATATTCCACTAGATAATTTACCAATTGAGCCAGTGATGCCAGAAATAATAGAAATAACAGGACCTGCTGCAGCCAAAACCCCAACAGAAGCAAGAATAAACTGTTGCATACCAGGGTCTAATCCTTCCCACTTATCTATTAAACCGACAACGGTATCAATTAATGTGGCAATAACTTCATTTAAACTAGGCATGACCGCTTCAGCAATTTTATATCCAAGTAACTGTATGTTATTCAACGCAATTTTAAAATTGTCAACAGGGTCTAAAGTTGCTGTATAAGTATCTGCAACAGAGCCTAATGCATCTTGCAATGATACGCTAGAATCAACAAACATGTCTGCAGATAGAGTGCCATTTTGAAAAGCGGCATATAACTGTGGACCAGCCTTTGCACCAAATACAGAAATTGCACCATCTGTAGAAGATAGTGCTTTTACGAAAGCATCTTGCATGCTGATTCCTTCAGCCATTGCGTTTGCTTGCACCTTTTTTAAGCCCTGCATAGCAGTTGAAACATCTACACCAGACTTTTCTAAGTTACCCAGTAATGAAGCTGCACTTGCTGCGTTTAAACCCATGCCCTGTAGTGCTGTGGCATTCGATATAAGCCCTATTTCCAGTGCATCCATGCTTACGCCTGTATCCTGACCCACTTTATTCAATGTATCTAAAAAAGCGCCTGTATCATCCGCCGACAATCCGAATGCAGAAATTGCTTTCTGCACTTGATCTATCGACTGATTAACATCGACACCATTTATTTTTGCAAATTGTAAAAAACGATTTGATAGGTTATTTAATGTCCCGCCAGTTGCCCCAAATCGTGTATTGACCTCTCCAACAGCTGTGCCAACATCTTTAAATGAAAACTCTGTACTAGTTGCTATTAGCTCAACAGAATCTTGCAAATCTTTTAATGCGCCACCTGTAGCTCCAGTTTTTTGGATAACTGTATCCATTCCGTCATCAACTTGTTTCCAAGCTGCCATAGACGCAGTTGCAAGACCAGCAATTGGAAGTGTCAGACTCTTAGTCATCTCATCACCGATAGGTTTAAGTGATTGGCTAATTCCACTCATTGCATTTGTAAATGAGCCTAGGAATGATTTACCTGTATTTCTTCCGGCACTTTCACCAGCTTTTGGGGTTTCTTTCCCCAATGCATCAGAAATAGCATTTCCTATTCCTTCTGTAGTTGGAATAAGTCGCACATAGGCGCTTGCTAATTCAATTCCGCTCGCCATTATGCACCTCCATATCTAGACTTATTGAAGTCATCTACTGACATATATGTTTTGCAAGTATCCTTTTTTGAACCCGTTTTTTCTTTACGACCTAAAACTAGATCTACTAATCTGGTCGGCATCTCCATATTTCTGTCTCGTATCAAAAAATACTCAATCTCAGATAAGCGATCATGTATGCTTGGAAGCAATAAATAGTCAGAGATTTCTTGGATGCCTTGCATTTTCTTATAAATTCTTGATTTTGCCCCTAAGCCGAGCACAAGAACTGCCACCTTTGTTGGTGAAAGGTCCTTATAGTTAAAAAGGTGATAAGTCTCTGCTAAATCGCAGGTCAACTCATCACCATATTTATTAACTATTTCGGCAAGGGCTATTAGTTTTTTCCGTTATTAATCGAAGACATGAAGCTCGATAATTCTTCACTCATCTTGGTAGCATGCACCACACCATCGTTAGATAGTGAGCGCACATGTTCTTTAAATGCGTGATATCCATCTTCTCCTAGTAAAATCTTCATAGCCGAGATAAGAGCAGTGGTATTTCCTTTATCCGCTTCTCCCCATAATTCAACTAATTCCCAGTTATCTAACGCGCTATCTTTAATTTCAATCTCAAAACCTGTTTTTGTCTTGCCTTTCATTGTTTAATCCTCCTATGCAGTTGGCGCTTGATAGTAATCGTATGATGTATTGCCATTTGCATCGAGCATTGCGCTAAGTGTTACATCATAGCCGATTGCAGAATCTTTCTTGTATGACAAGTCGCCGAGTTCTGTAATCTTTGCATTAGGCACAACAATACGAGATAGCGTTCCATCTAGCATTACTGTATCGATTACCCATGCATTAGCAACTGGCTCTAATGCGTTATGTTTAACTGTCATTGATGCTGTTGTTGTTCCATCTAACTTACCTGTAACATTCTTTTCACCATAAACAGCCTTCTGCACAATATCGCTAAGTGTTTCAATCATCTTAAATTTAAACGATTCTTTATACTCCGTTTGAACAGTTGTTACTACACCACCGCCCCATTCTTTAATATCATTAGAGCTTCGTGATTGTGATCGCGTTAAACCATCCTCAGAAATGTATCCTACACCTTTAAATGCTGCATCTAAAGCAGTCTTTGCATCTGTAGGCAATGTAGTTCCAAGCGGAGCATAGTAGATAGCACCTGTTACCTTAGGGCTACTTGTTGATACATTTTTGGCTTTATTTGTATTTGCTTCTGCCATATTATTCCTCCATAAATTGTCTTGTTACAACAGAAAAAACCGCTTGATAGCGGTACTCTTTCGTTGAAATATTTGTAAAATTGTAATCGTTAATAAGACGTATAGACGATAGTCCTCGCACACTTGCATAGACCATTACCTTTTTAGTTTTCTCATTTAATTGAGCCGCCTTTAATAACGACGGTGCGTGTGATTTAATTGCAATCGTTGACGTTGTTACCCAGTCTTTGCTGGATGTTCCTGTTTTCTCAACTATCACATACTCATCAGGAGCGCTCTTAGGTCGCTCCATATAGGCTTTAATACCTTTGCTATTTAGCAGTTTAATAATTTCTGATTCGACCATATCTACCCCTGTGTACTTTTTAAAAGCGTATTGTTTTCTAGATTATCCTCTTTTGCCTTATCGCTAGTGGCTTTGACAATAGTTGTAACGCGTCCATCCTTTGATGAGTGCATTATTTTATACTCGTATCCTTCACCTGCTCTTGATACCTGCCTACGTGCCAGTTCTTCGATATAGCACTGCACTGCAGGACAACGAAGTAACTCACCTACGCCTTCTCTATTGATTTCTAGACGTTCTAAAACACCTTTACTCATAGCGCTCTACATAGTACTTATCATTCCAGCGTAGCGGAATCATCTTATCAATGCCCTTTTGAGGCAATGAGAACACATGCCAGCGATAACCATAAAACTCTACAATTGCATCAGTCCATACATGTGTATCGCCCTTAGGAATACCAAGTTGGTACTGTGCTTTTTTTCCGTAGAGATTAGTGATATCAAGATTTTCTTGTGAACCTACTGGAGCGACAAGAACATCATCAACTTCTATCGGTTCACCATTGTCATAGAGTGGAGCATTAAACTCATCTACACCTGTCTGAACTTGTGGAATGATTTTAATAGTAATCCCCTTAATGGATGCCATATAGGTCCACCATTCCAAAGCGCTGGCGTGTTAGTCCCAAGCGCTTCAGGTCCTTCTTTAAAATAGACATTCCACCACCTGTATTCACATATGTTCCTGACCATGAATACCCTAGTGCTGATTGAGATTCTTGCGAAAGTGTACTAGCGTTATCGGATGATAACTGGTCTAAATATCGAGAGATAACATCTACAACTACAGACTTCACTACGTTTGGTAGTACTTCGCCCTTAGTAATCATTTCATCCAGGTCTTTTCCAACCCTCTTAGCCTCTTGTCGTAGTGAATCAGAAACAATTGGCAATAACGCCTCTACTTGTTCCTGTTCTGCATTTGATAGATGTTTCCAAATAGTATTGACATCATTTACGCTTGCTAGGTTTGTCATCCTTTACCACCTTCTTCTCTTTAGTAGTTACGGGAGACGGCTCTTCAACCGCCTCCCATACGTCACTAATTAAAACAGATGAAACATCAATCACACGTCCGTTTTTAATGTTTCTATACTGCATGATTAAGCTTTAGCAATCTTCTTGAAGGATGCAGTATCTAAGATGCCCCAACCGATGTATGCTTCAGCACGTAATACAATCTGATTGGTACGCTTTAGGTCACCCTGTCCATCTGGATCACCATACTCGATGATTTCGCATGGTACATTTTCAGTGTAGCCCCACTTAAATGCATTTTGGAAGTCACCGACAATGGCTAAGTCCTTAGATGTACCAAAGGATACTGTGTTGTTTACATCTGATGCCATGCCATAGAATGCTTCTGGATTCTGACCAAAACGGAACTCAGGATACTGTGCTACACCATTAACCTTAATCTTGGATAATGCAGCACTAAATGCTGGAGCCATTGCGATACCTGTTACAACGCCATCTTCATCTGTGATAGCCTGTACTGCAGTATCGATATCTTCATCTTCCTTACCTGCAGTTGTTGTAACTGTAGCAATTGTAGCCATATCAAAGTTCTTGGCAGCTAGACCAGATACAGCTGTCTTTGTAGAAGGATTAACACCATGGAAAGCACTGATGTCTAACGCACGTGCAATCTTAGCGGCAAATCCATCAGCAAATGCCTGTAAATAAGGAAGCTGCTGTTCTTCTGACATATTGACAAATTCATCTGTTAAGCGATGTTGATAAACAAACTTAACAGGGGTGATCGTTACAGGCTTAAAGCTAGCATCACCAGCAGGCTTATTTTCTTCTTCGCCCACGATAGATGCTTCGCCGTCCATTGCAAATACCATCTGTGTATTGCCTGCAAACGGAATAGGTGTTTGATTTGATAACTTAGCAAGGGATGAATGTCCCTTAGCTTTTGAAAATACTTCTGATACTAATTCTGCTGGAAATAGGTTTGTTGATTTTGTAATAGTTGCCATATTTTTTATTCTCCTTTAAGTGATTTTGCTAATGCTCTAACTGCAGCATTCTTTCCACCATCATGCTTCTCTTCTTGATCAGCAAGCGGTACAATAGGCTTATTTTTGCCAATCAGTTTTACAAGAGATTCTGCATCTTTGCGAATATCATCTTCTGACTCTCCTGATAATCTTGACGCCATTTCATACGGTAGTCCTGTCTCATGAGCAATTCGCGTTTTTACCGAGGCGGTCTCGTAGCTCTTGATCTTACTGTCTCTTTCTGTAATTTGACGGTCGAAATCAGCGTACTTTTTAGCAGAAGATTCAGCTTCTTTTGTCAATGAAGCAATCTGCTTGTCATAATCTCCCTTAATCTTGGAAAGATCGTCAGGGCTTGTATATTCTTCGTATTTTTTCGCTAGCGTTTCACGCTCTCTCCCTAGTCTATCCTTGATTAGATTGTCTAACTGTTCTTGTGTTGTGATTGGTGTAAAATCTGCCATTTTATTAAGTCTCCTTTTCTCCTCTTCAATCCGTGAGGTATACGTAAGTGATGCTATCTAAAAAAGCGACTTAAAATAGTCGCCTTAATAGAATACCTTTTGTTTTCTGCGTTCTTTTGTTTTCTTACATGACCAGAATGCAAAAATCATTGACTCCATTAGAGATACATCAACTGTATCTTTAATGGATTTAAAACCAAAACCACCGTTGCTTCCAATCGCACGGCGCTGCACATTTGAAACTGATTGAGTTAGTGATGGTTGCCCTTTGTGACATATCAGTTTTTGATCTAGGCACTGTTGGAAAAGTGCGTTAGCTTCAATGACTTCTGATACTTTAGGAAAGATTGGCTCCTTCTTAATTCCAGCCTCTTTCATCGCGTCTGCAAGTAGTTGCTGACCACTTGCTCCGTCTATTACTACGTTTTGTAGTTCTGCTTGCTTTAAGAAACGAGCCAACCATCCTAAGCCATTACGTTGCGGCTGACAATCTATACTTTCTACAAAAATTAAATCGTTTGTTGTCTTAACTGCAACACTCAATGCCACATTCTTGCCATCAGCACCAAAGCGGATACCTGCATACAGTTTTCCTTTGAACTTAGGTAACTTATCAACCTGTAATTCCTTCCACTGTGATTCACTGATATCTGATTTAAGATTTAACTTGGTCCAGTATCCTAAGCGCTGAATGTTGAAGTCTAATTCATCTTCACCAATTTCATCACGTATTTTACGTTCAGTTAAAATTGTACCCAGTGACGGATTTGTCTCATACCAAGCCTCTACATCATTGACATCTGTCATGCTTTCGACTGACCATTCAGCCCAGCCTGTATTGCTGGTCTTACCCGCCAATGTATTCTCCCTCATATGCGTAAATACTGTGCCAGAGGATACCATTGTAGGCGGTGTTCCGCAGAATACCGTCTGTGGATTCGGAGATGAAGAAACAACATACTTTAATGTAGTCTCTTGATCATTCTGATATTCCTGTGCCTCATCAATGATGAGTAGATCATATCCTTCACCAAGTCCACCCTTAGATGTTCTTGTTCTGAATGATGCAAGTCCACCACCTTCTATCATCTCGATTTTTTCCAATCCATATTGACGAGTGACAATAAAGTCTTCTTTTTCTTTATATCCTGCTTTGGCCATGATGTCATATAGACGGCTAAAGGCTGAACTAGATGTTGGTGTTCTGTGCGCTGTATGCAGTATATGCTCACCTTTAATTAAGCCATACAGTTCTCGTATGGTAATGACTTCGTTCTTACCATTTCTTCGAGGTACAGCATATCCGAACTTCGAATGCACCCATAGTTCTTCATCATCATAGGAAAGTAAGTCGTAGATTAATAACTTCTGCCAGTCCTGTGCTTTACGTTTTGATTTTTCATATAGTTTAATTGCTTCTTCTCCATACGTTTTTTCGTATGGTAATATAACGGATTGAGTTGGTGTCTGGCGACCTAATCTTTTAGGTTCTGCCATAACTCCTCCTATCCGTTTCTCATCATTGGCGGTCCAGTTGCCTGCAATTTACTCATATTAAACCTCCGTAAAATAAAAACACCGCAAAATTATGCGATGTTTTATTCCATACCTGCTAATCTATATTGCTCATTTACCCATTCTTTGAACTTTTTTGCGGCCTCAACAGCTTCAATAGGAGCATCATCTTTCAACTTTGCGCCTATCATATATGGTCCGTATATTTTTTTTAATTCCTTTATCTCATTAGGATATATCAAAATCATAAAATCACCTTTTCAAAATTTTTAATATATTGTATTCTGTTTCGACTTCGTCATACTTTCCAACAAAATACATATCTTCAGCATAATCACTGATTTCACCTACATTTTCATCTGTAATCCCTAATGTGTCAAGTTTTTTCTTACATTCTGCGCGCAAATCATTAAGATAATCGTAATAATTTTCTGCCGTGATTTTATCGTGTTTTTTTTCGTACTCTTGTGCTTGCTTGCAATGGTACATTTCATGAAATGGTGTTGAATACGGGTCAGATTCAACCGCCAAACCTTTCTGTAGAAGTATTAATTGCTTTTTATCACCAACAACAGGCGTATAGGAAATTAAATTATTTGCCGCATCATACCGTGCAATAGCATGGTTAATTTCTGCTGAATCCGCAATTAAAATAGTAGGTTTATTATTTACATCAATATTAATTTTCTTTATAGCTAATTCTGTAACCTTATTGATATTATGTAGAGCTTTAGGTTTAATCATAGCTTTATCCGAAATATATACATTATTGTAACCATCTACTTTTTTTGCATAAATTTCTGTACCAGATAAGGTTTTAAATTGAGCATTATTTCCACGAACTACAGGTCTATAGTTTTGTATATACAATTCATTTGATCGTATCCGTTTTTCTCTTTCTTTATCTTCACGTAAGTTTATCCACCGATTAGTTTCCCAATCGCCTTTACCCTGGATAACTACACCTCTTTTCGTTGTGTAGGTTATAATACATCCACATCCAGGATGACGTTCAAACATTCCCATATCATACGCTTCATCGTATGGAACATCTGTTCCGCATCGTTCTAGACACCAGTGGCAGACATCGCCACCACCTTTATCTGTAGTATGTACGCCTACATCGTCATATTCGCGTGAAACCAAAACGTTAATGCCAGATTCATCCATGAATTTGGCACTTCTTCTACCTATTTCGTCTACATAATTTTGCGAAGCTGAAATAAAAGTATTTTCTATAGCATTAAGTCCATCATCTACATCATCGTAGTTTTCAAGCTTAGCAGAAATATCTTTTGCATATGTATTGTTATATGAAACTGTAGCAGGTTTTAAATTAACATTTGCAGTTTCGTAAATGACATTTTGTGCCTGTGACGCTACATTCAAGACATCTTGATAGTTTGCTTCCAAAATAGGATTTAGAATCTCTTGCGTAATAGTTAAATCACCATTACTGACTTGTGCTATTGCTTTTTTTGCTAACTGTCCCGAGCGTTCACTATATTTTTGAGCAGCTTCATAACTTGCTTTGCCGCTCTCAATCGATTTTCTAAGACGTATAAGTTCAGTATCGTTCTCAATCAACCGTAAATATACTTCCGTTGCTTTCTGAACAATATCGTTCATTAGAAGTTATCCCCATCTATGCCAAGAATATCTCTCATACTATCGTTGCCGATATATCCAGGCACTGCTTGATTTACTTTTAGTGCAGCATCACCAAGCGCTGCGATACCAGATGCATCAGGTGCATAGATTGGCTCCCATAATGGTTTTGTTAAATACACTTGATTTCTTGCGTATGGATACTTATCACGAACACACGCCGCTAAATATCCAGCATTAAGAAAACCAGTTCCGAATGATCGCTGTGCTTTCTCTGCAATTGATTTTAAATTTTCATGTGACGCTCTAATTGCTTCATAACTTGTAGGATTTGAAGATGCGATACCTAAATCATCAAGTGTTAAACCTGTTTCCACAGTAAATAAAGCCGCATACTCTTTAATTTCTTCAACGTATGGAGTTAATTGTGCTTGTGAGAACTGTCCTAATGTAGGATTGCTACCCTCTTCACTTCTATTGATTTGTAAGAAGTCTGTGAGTGATGCTTTTCCTGTTTTGTTAATTGGCTCAGCATCTGGGTCCATACCAATTAAGTATTTTTGTGGGAATGAATTAACCTCGGAGCATATAGCCATGTTCATCAGCACATCTTTAGCGTTGTTCTGATGGCTTATACAAGCTCGACTAATACGAGAATGACCAAATGGTCGTTTAGCATCTGGACGGTTGATAATCGGCACTAAAAGAGGATAAGGGGCAACGTTATCTACAGAGTATGGTTGTAATCCATTTTCATAAATGACTGTCTTTCCCGGAATAAACCATGCTTCTATTAGTGGATTGTCGTTTTCATCACGCTTCAGCACTGCGTATCCTTCGACAAGCATCCCAGTAATTGGATCCACGATTCCTGTTGCGTTACCGCCATCAATAACCTGTAGTCTTGGATATCCTGTATCATCTTCTGAAATGTAGATGAAGTTACATGACGTAATCAATGCTCCAAGAATTGCAGAATCAAAGAGGATGTCGCTATTATTCATCGCATAGATTTGTTCCATGTTGAAGTTATCGTTCTTGAAACCTCTGAATCTCAATCTATCAGCTAGTGCATCAACCGCTTTAGTACACCATCCTAAAGTGAAGTTGAATTTGTTCTGCAGTGCAGTAGGAACCATTACGTTACGTGGCTTATGATTATCTTTCATTTCGTAGTACTTATATCGTGTTTCTACCCTACTTCTCTTTGTTGCCAGTTTGTTTCTTAGGTATCCTATTCCTTTGTAATTCGTCATCTTGTTTCCTCCATAAAAAAAGCGGCTATTTTACTAGTCGCTTGTGAAAAAATGGTATTTCAGCGAGAAATATTCGCAGTAACGGGCGTGTGTTGCGAAAAGCATGGTGGTAGGGGTCACTCCCCCCCTATGCTTTGTACGCTTTCCAGTCCATTGACTGTGGCAAAACCCTGTTATCTATGCTCTTATCTGCTATGTATTTCTTGTTGATTACTTTGTCTGACTTGCCACGATTGCACGATAGATGTGCAAGCTGCAAGTTCTGTAGATCAGATGGATGTCCACCTTTAGAAATCGGAATAATGTGGTCAACCGTCGGACTCATCGGGTCAGGAAACTTCAGCGAAAAGTCTACAGGCTTTCCACATATAGCGCATATTGTCTGTGTTGCGTATATAGTCTTTTTGTTCTTGTCAAACGCAGCTCTGAATGTTCCGTCTTTGTCCGGCCTGTTTCTTGCATATTTACCCTGTCCCATTTTTATCCCCTTTCTCTTATCTTATGCACATTGGAAACTATCAGTGTATGAGGTTAAATGAGTACTTGGAAAATAAGCAAAAGGAGGATTTTAGAGAAAAGCACTGATAGTCTCGAATCTACATAAGAAAAAAAACACAAGCATTTCTGCTCATGGTTTTCGCCTACGCCCATTATACATCTAAAAGTTGTGGGACATGTCCCAAAATTTAATTAGTCATCAAAAAGAGTAGGTTGTTTAAAATCGCCCTGTTTATATTTACCGCATGAATAGACCTTAATTACTTTGAATGTTCTCTTTGTATTAACTAAAGGAACACCATCTTGATCAGTTCTAAAACAAACCTCTAAATCAACATCCATGTCAATCATAGAGGTAAATTCCACATACTTCTGGTGCACAGCATTTAAGAAATCTTCATCTTCTATATCTGCTTTTACTACCTCTCCACTGAAAACCAAATCCCACTTGGTCTTATTATGAAGATCAGGCTTTATGACTTTTACAATCGTACGATAATTAGAAACGTTTTCTTTCACATTATTTTCTAAATTTTCTACATCAATAGGAACCGAAAGACGTTTGAACATGTCTTGAGGAATCGAAACTTCTCCATCATCTCCAAAATCATAGCTTAGATATGTGCGCTGACCATCTTTTTCAACGGCTCTCATCGTTTCAGATAACGATTTCTCAAGTTGTGAATCTTGCGTATATACGGTATAAGAATAATTATTGATTGTTACAGTCGAATTGTCGTGTGCTTCCACCTTCACATTATTGCCAATATATTCAACAGATTTAGGCTTTTCACCGCCTAATATTTTTTTGAGTTCTACAGCTTCCTTTAAAATGGTCAAAATGGTAGGAACGGCTGCAACAAAGGGGGAAATGGCTGTCATGAATTCCTGTACCTCTTGAATCACAACAACAAAGCTTCCTTTTTCAACATTTTTAACAACGAATTTACAATACTGTTCCTCTTTTACGGTTTTATCAGCTATAACTTTTAGCGCTGTAACAGTAGAACTTAGTGTGTTCGTCAAAGTTTCCAAATCGATATCATTGTCTCCACCAATGCGAATCTTCATACTTTCAGTATTCATTATCATCACCTTAATATGCTTTTTCACATTATCACCCACTTTCAGATTAATTTCAACAGTATATCATCTAACCGCCTAGACATAGTACTCTTTCCGTTGTACATATTTTGTGCCAGTTCTCTTAAAGTTTTCTTGTACTTATATCTCTGCTCAATAAGTTTCAACTCCTCATCGTTCAGCTTATTAAGTCTAGCTTGTACTCTGCTGATCAAGTAAAGTAGGTCTTGCTTCTGCTTTATAAGTTGGTCCTGTTCCTGGAATAGTTCAAGCATATTGATGTCGCTGTAGATTCTAGTACCTTTTTGATACTTTGCCTCGTCAGGACTCATAATTCTAGGACTACCAATCGATGTAAGCTGTGCATCGATTTCAGCAATTCGATAGTTCACGTCTTCAAGCTGACGTCTGTACTCATAGTGATTGCGTAGCTCACGATCAATCACTTGTAGATCTTCTCTGTATGGGTCTTCGTAATTCATTTGTTATCCTCCTAATCATCGTAGTGTAGAAGCTTCTCTACGATATGTTTTAATTTCCGTTCCATCAGAAACAATTCAAAACTGTTAACATCTGTGTGTTGATTATTTCTGATGGCTTTCTTTGTTGCTTCAATTTTCTCGTATAACTCCCGACCTTGTCCTTTTAATCGGTCACGTTCTGCATCTTTTTTTAAAATCATCTGTCATTTCCTCCTGCCACATTTACAGCGGCAACTACAACCAAGCAGAGAAAGTATCCTGCTATAAAGCAGATAGATCCTGTTAAAAACATTATTCTTCACTCCAATCTAGTCTTTGGCCACAAAGGCAACAATACACAGGACTAACAGCGCTGGCCGTCGTTCTATAGCACTTTGGACATACGATTCTTCCATTTGCCTTGTGTATCGGTTTCTCTGGTGTAGCTTTATCAACCAACTCTTTTAAGATTGCCCAGGCTGATGCTGGGGCCCATCTGTTGACTGCACTATTTAAAGCTTCTTGATATTTATTCATCAGTCAAACAACTCCTTAAATTCTTCAATGTTATCTTCATCATAAAACTGTTCACCTATTACAAAATGCCAGCAATGATCTTCGACCAACTTTACACAGATGTCCTTTTCTTTCATTTTTTCGCAATCATCAAAATCACTGCATCTTACTGCTCTGATATCACGCCAGTCCTCAATTTCTAAATCACTTTGATACATATAGCCATTACTGCTATGTGCAAGTGATTTTGCCTTTCCTGCTGTGTCAGCCCATACAAGGCTGCAAGATGGATTATTCCCTGTTGCGTCACTTAATATCCATGCTTTCATTCCACTACCTCATATGTCTGCTCAAAGATATCAGGCTTGCATGGATAGAACTCACCCTGTACACCTTTGATGATGCAATCACCATCAGTAACTTTCATATGCCCTTCTAATGTCTTGACGTAATATTCATTATCATGTGGGTTGTAATCTAATACTCCGCAGAAACTTAACGCTTTTCCGATATGCTCCTTGTCGTATTTAATTGCTTCCACAATCACTGGTTTCTTTCTATATTTCATAACCCCAAATCCTCTAAGGTGTATAACTTATACGCTTCCATTCCTTTATACATTGTGCCTTTACGAAACCAAGGAAGTGAACAGTAATCAGTACCTTTTTTCATTGCTATATGTATGTATTCCTGTGCCGAGTAGTAATTTTCAAATTTCTTAATACTTTCCACCTTTTCCCTAAACGGCTTAATTACAGCGGATAAATAAGCCTTTTCTTTATCAATTAGAATTTTCGGATCGTACTCTTCTTCTAACCATTTTGTGAAAGTGTCGTGTGTTGAAACGAAACCGTGAAAAATCTCTCTATGAATTTCTACTGAATTGTAATAAACAACAAAATCATATTTGCCATTATTCGACTTAATGACGTATGAAATATCTCTTAAATCATATTTTTCTTTGTTTTTCATAACCCTAACTCCTTTAAAGAAACAATGCTTGCGATTTCTCCTTCGATAAAATCGTCGTCATAATCTGAAACAAATCTATTACAATCCCAATATGTAACGACATATTTATCACCCACTAGTTTCAATAAATATCTTTCACCTTCGTTGAATGGAAATGGTTTTAAGATTGTTGTCTTTTCTTTATTTGTATTGATCATAAGTTTTCCTTATCTCCTTTTATTCCATATTATTTCTACTTCTTCCTGTGTCAGCGTATTTTCTGGATCTGCGTATGTATTCCACCACTCGATTAGTTCTTCTTTCGTATCGACGTCATACATCGCAATCAGCACTGCACAGCTCAGTAGTATTTCTCTTCTTGTTCTCTTTTGTATTTCTATCTGCAATGTTAATTTATCCTGCATCTCTTGCGCAGCTTGTTTCCACATATATTCAGGCATTGCCATAACCTTTGACTTTAATTGTGCAGCTGTAGGAGGATAGTTTGAGTTGCCACTCTTGAAGTAACTGTCTAATGCTCCTGCTACTGCAATCTGATCAACATCTGCAAGTGTGATTATAAAAGAGTTAAAAATATCAATTATTTCCTTTTTTGTTTTTCTTGCGTAATACTCTGGATATCTTAATCGCAGAGTTTTTAACAGATTTCTTACTTGTGTTTTTTCCAATTTCTGAAAATCCTCCTAATATAGATAAAAGTTGCAACTTTCGCCAGCACACACTATTTATATTTCTTATATATGTATGCACTACTTATATATCTATATTTCTTATTATTCTTATACTTCTTTATATTCTTATCTTTCTTATATTCTTATATTGCTGTTAGCTCCCTGTTAGCTCCCTGTTAGCTCCCTGTTAGCTCCCCTGTTAGATTCCCTGTTACCCTGTGAGTCTGTGACTTGATATTTTGCGTAATTTACTATCGTTATAAGCCTTCCACACCCTGTTAGTTCGTCTGTTATTTCCCCTGTTGATTTTAGGTGATTTAGTGCAGTGCGTACATTCATGCATGTTAAACCTGTATTTTTAGATAGCGATGGTAAGGATTCAAGAACTTGACCTTTTTTTATTTTGATTGTTCTAAATTCTTGTTCTTCATCCAGCCAACTAGCACGCAATAGCAGATAGTGCCACAAGTGCGCAGTATTAGGGTCTTTAAACCATCGCCAATTCAGCAATGAACGATAATCCTTAATCCATCCACTATCATTTCTACTCATACTTCACCTCTTAGAACGGTAAATCATCAGAACTCACTTCCACATTAGGGAGATAATCGAAGTCTGACATTTGCTGTGGTTTTGGTGCCTGTGTTGCTTGTGGTTCATATGATGCTTGTTCTTGTGATTGTGCTGTTTGCTTACTGTGCAATAAGTTGACGGAGTTTGCTAATACTTCTGTTACATACACTCTCTGACCGTCACGATCATAGTTACGTGTTTGGATTCGTCCTTCAACGCCAACTGTATCGCCTTTGTGTGCATACTTACCTAAGAAATCCGCACTCCCACGCCATGCTACACAGTTAATAAAGTCTGCTGATTGTTCGTTATTGTTTCGCTGTTCCTGAGATAATCGTCTATCGCACGCAACTGTGAACGATGCAACTGATAGTCCGCTTTGCGTTTTTCTTAGCTCAATGTCTCTTGTTAGTCTTCCGACCAAAACAACATTATTGATCATTGGTGACTCTCCTTATTTGCTTCTGATAATCTAATTACTACTCTTGGATTGTCATCATACGCTTTATATACATACAACTCCGTTACCTGCTTATCATCCAAGAATGCTAAGCCATTCAAGCTATCAAGAATAATCTTGGCAATGTTATCGGAATCAGGTTTCACAGTCGGAAGCAATGTACACGCAATTGCTTCGCGTTGCTTTTTCTTACTGAATGATTTTGGGATTGGAAAGTATGCAAGTATCTGAGCCTTTAATGCTGTTTCAGTTGGTTCATATCCGATTGGTAATGATTCCTGCGCACAGAATCTAACTTTTCTCTCATAATCTGCTGTATCTTTTGGGGTATAAGTGAAACCACGCTTTGTAAAACGTGGTCTCCCTTTTCCCTTTGGTTCACCTGGAACAGTAATGATGATGTCATTCATGGATTTCACCGGTTTCATAATCGCTGATTGTAAATTGTCCTTCTGGTGCATCACTTGTCGGTGTGCGGTCAAATGGTGCGGGCTGTGGTACAATTTTCCAATCTATTTTTAATTGTTCCTGTGATCTATAAATTAGCTGTAATTCGATTTTTAATTTTCGTGGTGCATATGGATCTTTATATTCAGACTTTGTGTCTTCTGTTAAGTCTTGTATAGCGTTATCAAGAATATTATTAATTTCAGATTGATTTGCTGATATTAAATCGTAAAATGTGACATTATCTATTTTCTTGTTAATTGTTATCATTATGCGTTATCTCCTTCTTTGATTTCTCCGGTTTCTGCATCGATTATTTGTGATAAGTCAATATCATTCTTAACTTCTTCCATGTGTTCGGAAATTGAGGATTTAACTGTTTCGTCTGTATTGATTTTTGAAACTAACTCTGTGGAAAGTGGTGCGTATTTTAATGCTTGTTTTAAAACTGTTTTCTTTGCCATGCTTTCAAAGTCTGATTGCCATGGTCCATTATTGAAAGTTTTTGAAAACTTCTTCGCATGCTTTAATACATCATCATGAGACATTACTTCAAAACCGTATCCACCATTTGTATATTCAATGACCGCATAGTATGCAGTAGGGTTTCCACGATTGCTCATTGCTGGAACATGCACTAAGTCAGAGTGCAATCCTAACTCATACTTGAATTCATCATTTTCATATACTGTTTCTGTGCGGATAGTTTTAATTTGTCCTGAATTATATGCCAACTGTAACAATCCTTTATATCCAAGCTGAAATTGACAACTGTTTCCATAAGGAATTAAGTATGCTTGGCCTAAAGGTGTGTTAGGCTCTAGTCCTAATTGTGCACTCTGCATCATCGCAGATAAGAACGTTGATGGTGAACATGCCTGTAGCTTCGGGTTGTTAGAAACTGCTGATAATGTAATACGTGTAAAACGCTCTGGAGTAATCGTTGAAGGAAGAGCCTTCTCAATCTCTGGTTTCATGATTGTAATGTAGTCTTTGATTGTTTTATTTTGTGTTGATACTCCAGCTTTTGATACTGTTGCTGGTGCCTTAGCTGCTTTAATTTCTGTCATAATGTTTTCTCCTTGATTTTTGTAATTTTGAATACTCTTGATTGAGTTGTTTTTAGATATTTTTGGTAAATATCTGGATGCTCACTCTCTAAACGTTTGGCATCGATTGATGATCTATTTTGTGTTTTCCATGAGACTCTGTAAGCGGATGTAAATCCACCTTCATGATCACCGATTTCTGCTTTAATTTTGTTCTGATACTCAGCTTTAATTTTGTTCAGAGCATCTATCTGTACATCTACATCTTGAATGGACTGTAAGCATTGTGTGACTGTGCTTGAGTAGCTTAGATCAAGAACATCCTGTGTATCATTTTGATATCGTTTCTGGAGCGCATTAGATGTGCTTTCTGAGCCATCTATCTCTGGGGCAGTATTATTTACCACCAAATCCCAAAACGCTTGTTCTGTGCTTAATAACGCGTCTATATGATCATCATTCCGTTCAATCTGTAGGATATGGAATTGTGTGTTGTCTTTTTTAACTGCGATGTACCATTTCTCACACCCTGTTAGCATCATGTAATGCATGCATTGCCAGTAGTACTGTGGTGGAATCTCTCCATCCTGATACGCTGTCTTATTCCATGCGGATGTTGTCTTACATTCCAAACCAGCATTTTCTCCAACGACAATGCGATCAACATGCCCAGCTAAGAATGGATATTCTTTGCAAAGGTATGTCATGTTAGAACGTCGTACAGATTTGCCCGTTTCTAAGCAGAATCGTTTAGCTACGATTTCCTCTTCTTCTGTGCCAAACCAAACCTGCAGCTTATCACTAATATCATCCGGTTCAAGCTGACCGGTTTTTTCCAGCCACAATTCATATTGAGATTTCCACGGATTGACATTCATGATTGTTCCGGCATCACTGCCACCAATAAACTTATGTCTATCCTTTGCTGGATCTCCGCTAAATGGCTTTTTATAAAGTGTTAATTTCTCCATTTGATTTCCTCGTATTTCTTATTCCAATTGAGTTGTGCATTCTCCATTGCTTCATCAAACATCTCTTCATATTTATCTTCTTCAGATGTGATAAATGAAGGGAAATCTTCTTCTATAATCACTAGATCACTCTTCATTTTCTGTATCATCTTCCTTTTCCTCTATTTCCTCCGATGAACAAAATGGACATACGGGATAAGTCCGATAAGAATAATCGTGATATCCCTTTTTCCATTTCATATCGTCATCCGCAAATGTTCTGTGACAGTGTTCGCAATACATTTCCATTAGTCGATTCCTAGAACAAATGCGATGACCTTTACAAATAAAGCCCCGTAGAAAATACAAATACCTAATTTGAATGCTTTATCGCTAAATTTAATTGTTTTCATTGTTCCTACCTTCCTAAATAGTGTTAAAATGGTAGTGACATATTTCCGATGTCACTTAAGCGCCGGTTCCTGCTAAGACTGCGCTTTTTTGTTCGTCTCTCGTAGTTCTAAATCTCTCAGCAGTGCATCACGAGAGATATGCAGAGCTTTCAATAAGTTGTCCTTTTGAATCATGTTTGGCCAAACATCAAACTTTCCAAGTTTCTCGGTTTCGATGTTCTTAACTTGCTTGAATAAGGCTCTTGCTGGTTCTCTGGTCATGCCTAGTAGAATCTGTACGTCTGTGATGTTCAGATACGTCTTAGCAATGACCTCTTGCGGTGTAGCTGTTGTTTTCATTACGGCTCCTTTCTAACTTCCAAGAAATTTGTTGATAAAGTACTGCTGACCTTTGCCAGTAACTTTGACTGTCTTGGTCGTTACGTTTACACCGTTTCCATCAATGTGGGTGCTTTCTTTTATTTCAAATAACCCTTGTTCAACAAATCTCTGCTGTGGCATATTCCAATCAGCTCCTTTTCTGCTGCTTAGAAAGCCTTCATTTCTCAACTTTTCAAACAATCTATTCTGTCCGATTTGATAGCCGTTCTGTGTAAGTATCTTGGCTAACTGACCGATTAAGATTGATGTTTTAGAACTTGCTACCGCATCAGCAAATAAGGCTTTAGGCTTCATTTTATTGTTTTCCAGCTCTAATGTAGCGATTGTTTTATGTGCAATCTCTAACGCTCTTGCCATTACTCTTTCAGGACTGTTCCATGCATTCTCAACTTGAATGAAGTACTTTCTAGCCTGAGTGCCTTTTTCGTTACGCTGAAGCATCGCTATTTGTTTCGCTGTGTCAATGGTTAGCTGGTAGTCGTCAAGTTCTCTAATTTGTACCCCGCCATTGTTTGGAACCTCCGTTAACTTTTTTACGGTGGTATAATCTGTGTTTTCAACTAGTCCATACTGTGTCATACGATCAAACCAGCTGTTAAATCTTTCTGTTGCTTCTAAGAATTCATATAAATCTCTTGCAGAAACAGTGATGTGTTCTGCATTTGAAGTATCAATCTTTAATAATTCGTTCATGTTTATCCTTTCTTTGATATAATTTTGCTAAATAGTGAGGTAGCTAAAATGTTCAAAAAAAACCATTATATTTATAGTTATGACGGTACTGAAAAAGACGTTGAAATTACGTATCCGGAGATGTGCCCAGTATGTCACACCCGTGTTAGACCCGATTTTGTATATGGGCACATGGATGATTCAAGTGACCAATACTTTTCCGTTCTCTTCTCATGCTCATGTGGGGAAATTTTTATGAGTAAATATCTACTTGGGTACAGCTGTTACGAAAAATATGGTTCAAGTTACATCAGATCTATTCCCGACGGCTTTCAAGGAGAGCAATTTAACGTACGTATACAAGCTATTTCAAAGGATTTTGTTGAAGTTTATAACCAATCCTTAGAAGCTGAATTACTTGGCTTAAAAGCAATATGCGGTGCAGGCTATCGTAAGGCTATCGAGTATCTTGTTAAGTCCTATTGCTCACTATTAGATTCCGAAAATGAAGAACAAATTTGGAATGAGAGTTTAGGAGCAACCATCAATCGTATTGAAGATAAACGAATGCGTGCGCTTTATTTTGCTACTAAAGAAATTGGCAACGATCAAACACATACGGTAATTAAACTTTCTGAGGGAATACCTGAAATGAAAGAATATATTCAAGCACTGGTTGCTTATATAAATTTCGTAGATCTTTCAAACATTGCAGCCGATAATTATCCTCGTGGGAAATAACGGTTTAATAGTTCTTTTTCAGCTTCATCATGATGAAGCTTTTTAATTTCATTTCTTAATTCAGCAACTTCATTTCTTAATGCCGTTACATCTGTAATCAACTTGTCTAAAGCAATCATTTCTAATTGATTCATATCTTCTCCTTTCTTAAATTTCTTAGTTGTACATCTGATAAATCTTCTTGCTTACAGATAGGTCATTAAGTTCAAATCTTTCTTTGGCTTTCATCAAGTCGACGGTATCTTCAAGAATTGGTTCACGCTCTTTTAGCATTTCGGGTGTCATTTCATCCTTTTTAACCATCTTTGGCAAGCCATGCTTATTACTGATTGCTTTATTGGCGATGGTGTTTGCTTTGATAAAATCGACACGTACCGGATGACGCAATCCGCTTTGAAGTTCTTTCATCATTTCTTTCTGATGTTCCTTATCGAGCATTCTGAACACTTCAAAGCCTTTTAAGCCTGTTGATTCTCTTAAATCTTTGAGCATGCCATAAACCCAATGCTTGAAGTCTTTAGCTTCCGGTTTATTCGAGCGGAAGATTGTGTCATAAATGCCAAACTCATCGATTAAAATCATCTCCTGCATCCTTCCACTTGTGTCTTCTACCGTGACGCCCCTTTTAAGGGCCTCGTCCTCAAGTCGTTCAACCGTCTTTTTCGAGCGGAGTCCTAATGCATCACATACGTCTTTAAGAACTGCAAACCACTCACCTTTGATTTCTATGAATCTGATTTGATAACCATTCCAGTATTCAATTTTCATATATTCTCCTTTCTGATTGAACACATTAGTCTGATATATCAGACATTCTGTCTAAAAAAATTTTTTCAACTGAAACATCTAGTGCATTCGCAATTCTTAAAAGTAAGTGTGACGATACATTTCTTATATCTTTATTCTCTAATTCGTTAAGATATTGTCTACTACAGCCTACTTTCTCAGCCAATTCTGTTTGAGTTATGTTTTTAGAAAGACGGTATTCTTTTATTTTATATTGCACTTTAATCACCTCCTTACGTTGTCAATTATATCAGACAGAAAATCTCTGTCAATTATATTTTACAAAAAATTGTCAATTATTTTTGACAATTTGAACACTAGTATATTATTATTGCATTGGATATAAGGGAGGGTAGCACCATATGAAATTATCTGAATTAATTAAGACTTATCGTCACGAGCATAATTTATCGTTGCGTGCTTTTGCAGAAAGAACGATTTGCTCATTCCAATATATTAGTAATATAGAAAAAGAAGAAGTAAAAAATCCAAGCATCCCTACTTTAGTATCCATTGCTAAAGCAATGGATATGACATTAGACCAATTATTGAAAATAACTGATGATTTTATGATAGACATTCAACTTGATGGAAAAGGTAGAATTTTAAAAAATGGATGGCAAACTGGCAAACGTGTGTCAGATGTTACAGGTGAAATAATAGATGATGATTCAATTTTTGATATTCTTACTAATCCCAATATTTCTAAAGTACCTCTATACGATTCTATTTCTTGTGGCACTGGCGGATTTGTTGACGACAACATTGTCGACTATGTATCACTCCCATCAAATTTATTTAATCCAAGGAAGGACTATTTTGCACAATATGCACATGGAGATTCTATGATAAATGCAAACATCAATGATGGCGATTTAATCATATTTGAGAAAACATCATCAGTAACTAACGGGATGATTGGTTGCTTTTGTGTGGACGATAATATAGCCACTTGCAAGCGTCTTTCTATGACGAATGGACAAATTATCCTTTTACCAGAAAACCCTTCTTATAACCCTATTATTGCAAATGTAGAAACATTTAAATGTATTGGCAAGCTTGCATTTGTGATAAACGACAGAAGAGCTGAAGAAGACAAATAAAAAAAGACCGACTGCTACCAACAGTCGGACAAGCAGTAAACTCACTCCAATGTGCTTTTACTGTCTCAATTTTAACATAAAGGAGCCATTATATGGAACAGATAGAAAGGTATTTAGAAGAAATTGAATCGGCACTCTACAAGATGTCACCTACAGAAAGAGAGCATTTGATGGAAGTTCTGCATCTAGCATTTGCAGATTACTTCGAAAATAACTATAGAAAATCCTAGGAAGAGGCAACGCATGATCGGATATGATGAAGTCAGAAAAACATATTTCGTACAGGTCAAATATCGTGACCCTATCACATTGAAGCAACGTACTAAGAAGAAGCGTGGTTTCAAGACAAAGCGTGAAGCCAAGATCTACGAAGCTGAAGCAATGCAACAAGGGAACGACCCAAGCTATTTAACTTTTGAACAAGTAGCTCATCAATGGGAAGAATATGCATTACCTTCAAAAGAGCAAGCACGCCGCCACCAAGTAGCATTTGAACGCAGATTCACAGACTTGTATAAGATGCCTATTAAATCCATCACACGTGCACAGCTCGTCGCGTGGCGGGCAGAATTAGCTAATAGCGACCAATGCGGCACAAAGATAAAGAATGACACCATCTCATTTGTCAAGGGCGTATTTCGCTATTACTCGACAGTCTACAATGTTGTCGATAACAGCATTATCTTGAAGCGACTTAAAAAGACCAATCAAGAGCTAATGCAAGAAATGAGTGTATGGACCGTTGACGAGTTTAATCAATTTCTTTCCTGTGTCGACAGTCCACTTTATGCTCTCTTCTTTGAAACGTTGTTCTGGACTGGAGCGCGTCGTGGCGAGATCATGGCGCTACAGAAGAGCGATTTCGATGGTAATTGGTTAAATATTCATGCCAGCATCAAACACTTCATAAACGGCTTAAAACCGACCAAAACAAAGCAGTCACGAAAAGTATGGATTGACGATGACCTAAAAAAGAGATTGCAACCATTATTGGCTATTGACGGTGATTTTCTCTTTGGTGGGATAACCAGTCTCCCTATTACTCAGATACAAAAAAGATTTACAAAAGCAATAGAACTATCAGGAGTCAAAAAAATCCGTCTACATGATCTACGGCACAGCCACGCTACGATTCTTATCAACAGTGGCGTAAATATTGTGGCAGTATCCAAAAGACTCGGTCACGCATCCATCGAGCAAACACTACAGACATACACTCATTTACTAAAGGATACTGACAAATTTCTGAACGAAACAATCGAAAATATGCGAAAAGGGTGCCAAAAAGGTGCCACAGATAAAGAAAAGCCTTTAAAATAAGGCTTTTTAATGTTATGGAGCGAGCAACGGGAATCAATGACATATA